AACCGCCGTCACCTTCGCCTCGGTATTCATGGGCATGGTGACGAGGCTGATTTCGCGAAGATCGATCTTCTTGAGGCGCAGGACGCCGGCCTTGTAGGGGTCGGGAGCCGCGCCGCCTTTGGGAATGGTGTAGCCGATCGAGAGGCCGCCAAGCGCCCCGTGCTTCAGCTTGCCATAGGCGCGCTGAGCGACGGGATCGCCGTCGAGGATCAATTGGCCGCGCACGAACAGGCCGCGGTCATCTTCGAAGATGTCGCGCCAGACGCCGATCGGTTCGCGCTGATCATGCTGCCACAGCATGGGGATGCCCCAGCCTTCGGCACGAGCCTTGGCGACGCTCTCCCGGAATGCGCCCGGTTCGATGAGATCGCCGCCCTGGTCGACATTACCGAAGGTCGAGGCGTAGCCCTCGAACTGTCCAGTATCCTGAAGATCACTGGATTTGAGGGTCAGGGTGAGATGTTTCATTTAGGGGGCTCCGATGGGGCAATCGCTCCGGTTGGCGGCAGCAATCCTGCCTGACTGATGGGCACGTTCTGCATCTGCATGCGGGGGACATCGCCGCCTTCGACCGGCGGCAGGTTTTCAAGAGCGCGGACCTCGTTGATGGTCATGACGCCATTGGTCAGCATCTGCTGGTAGAAGGACGCACGCGCGGCGCTGTCACCGCGCAGCAAGCCTTCGAGGTTGAACTCAATAACGAGCCCGGCCTGGCGATCGGCAGGCGACAGGAGCTGCTTGGCGAGCGCCTGCTCGATCCGTTTGAGGCGCCGCCGCAGCGTGAACTTCTGAAACCCGAGGGTCTGTTGTTCGAGCCCGGTGCCCCAGCTGGTGGTCTTCTCGGTGTGGCCGACCATGAACGGCGGCACGCCGAAGAAGCGGCAGACCTCTTCGACCGAGAAGGCCCGGCTTTGCAGCATCTGCGCGTCTTCGGGGCTGATTGAGAGCTGGACCCAGTCCATGCCGCGATCGAGCAGCATCGGCCGCCCCGCGTTGATCGCGCCGGCAAATTTCTCCTGCAGCAGTTCCTCGGCCTGTTTGCGCTGGTCTAGGGTCAGGCTGTCGGCTGTCTTCAAGAGGCCCGAAGGCCGCACCCCGTTGCGGAAGGTGTCGCCTGAGGCCCGCTCGATGGCCTGTGCCAATCCGAAGGTCTGGCGCCCGAAGCTGAGGGTCGAAAGACCGCCCAACGGGTTGCCGCCAAAGCCCCGGATGTGGAGCATGTTGTCCTGGCCAACGACATTGCGAATGCCGCCATCGGACCACTCATATTCGAGGCTGCCGTCGCGCAGACGGCGCACGGTCATCAGCTCGGGGGCGATAGGGACGCTGAGCGCCACCACCCGGCCGTTGCTGCCCCGGATGATCTCGGCATAGGCATTGCCGCTAAGCTCAATCGAAGCGCAGATGAACTCCCAGAAGTCGACCGCGGTCTGGTCGGCATTCGGGCTGTCATGCAGGATCCGGTAGAGTGGGTGGTCAGTGGCAACCGTCCGTGCGCCACCTTTGGTTCGGTAGACCATAAGCGGCAGTGATGCGATGGTGCCGGCGAGCAAGTTTACGCAGGCCCAGGCCGAGGCAAGCCCCAGCACGGAAGCACTCGAAACCAGTTCGCCGGTCGTGGTCGTGCGGCCACCTGCGGCCTGCACCAGCCGCGGGTCGGTGAGGCCGATGGAGCGCGCGATGTAGCCAATCGCCTTTTGAAATAGGTTCATGCGAGGCTCTTCAGCCAATCGTCGATCGAGCCGGAGGTATCGCCTGCCATCGCTGCCCCCACTGCCATGCACAGCGCGACGGCTGCGTCGATCTTGTTGATGGCCCGCTGTTTGGAGAGCCACTTGTTGTCCCAGCGGTCGGTCTCGGTGACCGCCGACATCATTGCCGAGATGAGCACCGGATTGCGTTTGAGCCGGATGCGGCCCTCGAGGATCAGTTCTTCGAGGTGCCGAAGCGAGCCCGGCATCCAGAGGCCTTCGGTCATCTCGCCCGCAGGCTTGGCCCTCTTGGTGCCGCCCTGCGGATGTTCGACAAAGGCGAGGTCGAGCCCGAGCTCGGCGACCTCCTCTTCGAACCGCCTGAAGGCGTATCGGTCATAGGCAACGGCCTCGACCCGGTAATCCGAGGCCATCTCGGCGAGCGCCTGCGCCACGTGGCGAAAACTGATGTTCTCGCCCGTTGGCGCATTCAGAAACCCGTCTGCGACCCAGAGGTCGTAGGGCTGTTTGTCTCGCAGTACCCGGGCAGCCAGTGTGTCGCCCGGCGTCCAGACTTCGACCCATGCGTCGAAGCAGGGCTTGCCATCTTTCTCGCCATTGCGCTGGACTGCCGCCAGGGCGGTCAAATCCCGGTTCTGGCTAAGGTCGAGCCCGAGCCAGACAGACTGGCAAGCCTTGGGTTCGAACTCTGCCAGCAGCGGCTCGAGCGTTGCCCGCGACATCCAGGCGGTCTCGGCATCAGTCCACACACAGAAGTGAAGCCGCAGGATGCCGTTCAACTGACCCGGGATGGCTTTCGCCTGTGCCACGACTTCCGATAGATATTGCTCGGTAATCGTGACACCAAGCAGCGGATTGGCCTTGATCCAGCAGCTGGGGTCGGTCAGAGGATCGTCGCCCTCGTCGAGCCCGCAGACATAGCTGAACGTCGTGTCGTCGATGACCTGACCCAGAAAGGTCGGGTCGGTCACGGCGTCGGGATTACCGGCCGCCACCCTGATAGCGTGTTCGTGTTCCTCCCACGCGACGGAATTGCGGTCAGAGCCCGAGTTCGTAATCATGAACAGCAGCGGATCGCGGCGGAACTTGAAGCCACGCTCCAGCATCTCGATGATCGAGCGATCAGGCAGCTCGTGGACCTCGTCCGCTAGCACAAAGTATGGCCGCGGCCCCGAGCCGGTCTTGCCGGTATCGCGCGAGACCGGGCGAAAGAAACTCCCCGAAGCCAGATGCGCGATGTTGAATTCGCGTCCCGGACCGCCTGAGAACTCCAACCGCCTTGCCAGGGCTGGCGATTGCCGGACCATCCGTACCGCATCGCGGAACAGAATGTTGGCCTGCTCCTTCTTGGCGGCCGCTGCGTAGATCTGGGCGCCGGCTTCCTTGCAGGCGGTCATCCCGTAAATGCCGATGCCGCCAGCAACCGGCGACTTCCCGTTACCCTTGCCCTGCTCAATATAAGCGCGGCGGAACCGGCGGCGGCCGTCCTTGCGCTTCCAGCCGAACAGCGAGCCGACAATGAAGGCCTGGCTCGGCTGGAGCTGGAACGGCTGGCCCTCGAACTGGCCCTCGGACAACTTCAGCACCTCCTCGAAGAAGGCAAAGGCGTGATTTGCCGCATCCTGGTCGAACCAGATGCCGTCCTTGCGTTTCAGGTCCGCAATGTGCCTTTGACAGGCATTGCGAACATGTGGCCCGGCGACGATCTCGCCCGCGACCACCGCCTTGGCATAGGCCAGCGTCCGGTCAGGCGAAGAAGCGGTCGGCGGGGTCAGTGCCTTCTTCTGGCGGCTGGGCCGCGATCCTACTCCTGGCACTCGGCGTCATCCCGAATTCTGCGGCGTAACGCATCATGTCCGCCGCCGCCTTGTTGGCGGTTCCCACCAGTGGGTTCTGGACCGCGTTGCCGTTCGATGTCTTGATCATGAGGCCGCCGGTCAGCTGGTCCTTCTCGGCCATCTTGGCGATCGCCCGTTCAGCCTGGACCCAGCGGCCATAGGCCATGGCGTAGGCTGCAAGAGCCGCCCGGTCGATCTCGGACAGAATGCCAAGGTTGTAGAGCTCGGTCGCCACCCGGTTCCACTCTTCGACTGCATCGGCGGTCAGGTGGTGGGGAGGCGCTGGGATCGCGGCTTTAGCCTTTGCCTCCTTGCGGTTGACCTGCCTTTTGCCGGGATTGGAGGTCACAAGCTTCAACTGCGTGGGCTTCGGCTTTCTGCCGGTAATCATGCAGCCTCAGCTATTCTCCCGCCTGCAATCTCGTCAAAGGTCCGGCCGTCACCCTCGAGGGTTGCAGCCTTGCCCGTAAAATCCTGCCAGCGCTTCACGGCCACATCGATGTAAGCGGGATTAAGCTCGATGGCGTGGATGGCGCGGCCGGTCATTTCGCCGGCGATAATCGTGGTGCCCGAACCGGAAAACGGCTCGTAGACCGCTTGTCCTGGGCTGGAATTGTTCTCGATCGGGCGCTTCATGCACTCGACCGGCTTTTGGGTTCCGTGACCCGTTTCGTTCTTCTTTGGCTTGGCAATGTGCCAGACAGTAGTCTGCTTGCGGTCGCCGGCCCAGTGGCCTTTCGCGCCCTTCTTTACAGCATACCAGCAGGGTTCATGCTCCCAGTGANAATCGCCG